AAACAAACTGGCTCTTGAACGGCAGATGGCGATTGATAAACTAAAAGCAAAACACTCTGAAAGAATAACAGGGTGGCTTGAAGAGTTTAACAATGTGTTAAAAGCTTTTGATAAATTTGTTTATGGTGATAGCTCTTTTGTTCAAATGGTTGATGAAGTCGCTAAAAGTTTAGGTGTTAGTGATGAAAACATTAAATCAATAAAAGAAGGAATGAAAAAAACTTATGACTTTTTCCAGAAAACAAAAGCGGTTGCTGATGATTTTGTAAAGTCTAAATTTTGGGGACTTGCAAAAGAATTTACAAAAGGTTTTATAGAGGGGTTATCTGAACTTGGAGAAGGTGTTGGTAGATTATTCTATGTTTTAGCACACCATAGCGATTTTAGTGATTTTAGCGAAATTGCTGAATTTATAAAGAATGGTGAAACATCTAAAAGATATATAAATCATAGTTTGATTTCCTCAAATATGCCTTCTTTATCTGGTATTTCACAAGCACAAGCAACAAAGAGTATGTCTGAATCAGATATATTAGATTCTAGTATTTTTGCGGCTGATTTTCTTCGTTCAAAAGGTTATAACGATAATGCCATACGGGCAATCTTAGGGAACTTAATGCAAGAATCTAGGCTCAATCCAAACGCTATTGGTGATAATGGAAAATCTTTTGGAATTGCACAATGGCGACGAGATAGAAGAGAAAACTTGGAAAAATTTGCAAAAGATATTGGAAGACCAGTAAATGATTTTATGACTCAATTAATGTTTTTGGTTTCTGAGGAAGGAGAATCCGAAAAAATATCGCCAGAGGTAATGAATAAATTAAGCGTAGAAGAAGGCACAGAAAAAATGGTAAAAGATTATGAACGTGCTGGAGTACCTATGCTTAAAAATAGAATAGAGTATGCCAACGCGGCGGTGCTTGATAGACTAAAAATAGAACCGACGAAATTTTTTGAGGATTCTTTGTTGGGAGATATTGGAAATACAAATACAATCACTTTTTCGAATGAGTTTAACGTTTTACCAGCTGACTTATTGCCAACTGTAACTGGTGCAACAAATAAACAAGCAAACTTAATTAGTTCTATATTAGGGAGATAGCTATGACAAGTATATTAGAAGAGCAAAGTTTTCAAAAATCAGCGGCTATTTTCTTTGATGACGCAATAAAACTAAGTCAAAAGTTTGTATCTGTAACTGGTGCTACTGGAATAGCTGGGTTTACTTTTCATTTAAGAGAAGATGAAGAAGTAAGTCTTGAAAATGATATTACAGACCATTACACAGAAACAAATAATCCTGTTCAAGATAATATCGTGAACAAACCAGTAAAAGTAACTCTGAGAGGAACTATTGGAGAATATTTATATACGCCAGCGAAAACACAAACATCTTGGGAAAAGCTTGCGAATAAACTTAGCAAACCAACAAAAAAATTGATTACAATAGCGAGTTATCTACCCCCGATAAATAATTATACTCAACAGATGTTTGATACAATCAAATCGCAAAAAAACGCACTTAATAAGGTATTAGATATAGGTGTTGACGCTTTTAAAATGTATCGTGATATAAATATTCCCAAAAACAATCAAAGCTCCGCTTTTTTGTATTTTGAAGCTTTGTGGCAATCAAAACAAGTGTTTACTATTCAAACGCCTTACAGATTTTATACTGATATGGCAATACAATCTGTAAAAGCTGTTCAATCAGGAGAAACTATTGATAGGTCAGATTTTGAGATTACATTTAAACAGATTAGAAAAGTGCAAACAAATGATATAACTTCTTCTGTATTGCAAGGAAGACTAAAGCAAATGGCTAAAGAATATTCCAAAAAAGCTATATCGAGAGGTAAAGAAGTGGCTATTTCAACTGTGAAAGGGTGGTTCTAATGCAACAAGTAATTGATATTACGGCAGAGCCTAAACAAGAATTATATGTAAAATTAAATGAAGGTGGAATAATTAAGTTGAAACTTGAGTTTATAGATTCTCAAATAGGCTGGTTTATGTATATTGACTATAATGACGTAAAATCGAATTGCCATAGAATAACAAACACACCTAACATCATAAGAGAAAAAATGAATATATATCCGTTTGGAATAGGTTGTTCTGTTTCTGACGGGCAAGAGCCTTTTTTCATAGATGATTTTTCAACAGGAAGAGCACAGTTATTTGTCTTATCAAGAGACGAAGTAGAGTATGTGGAGAAAGAGCTATATGGAAAAATTTTCTAGAACATACTACATAAGGTTTATGATTGGAGAATTGGACTTATCTACATACAAGCCAAATACGACAGAAGAGGTTTTTGTATCGTTTCCACTAACAGCGGAGTTTTCCATTGGTAGAAGTATAAGTACATTATCAAACACAGCCAGAGTTATGTTATACGGCTTAGATGAAACAAAACGCCGTTTATTGTATAAAGATAGAGATGATTGGAAAAAATATATTTATATGCAAATTTACGCTGGCTATGGTGATTTAGCAGATAGTATGATTTATTCAGGCTCTATTCAGGAGTGTTATTCATTTAGAAACGGTGGAGATACTGAATATCGTACATTTATAGATTCGGCTGACGCGGCTATGGATTATTTGCTTGGTCGTGTGTCTGTATCTTTTGCGGCTGGTTCTGATATACAAACAGAGTTTAACATATTAGGAAGTTCTTTAATTGATTTGAGTTTAGGTGTAGTATCGCCGTATATAAAATTCCCACCAAGAGAAAGAGGTGAAAACTTAACAGGAAAGCCTATAAAATTATTAAGAGATATAAGTGCTGTAAAAGTAGAAGAGGATAAATCTCCAGTACAGACGGCTAGTATTGATTTAGGAGTGATAAACTTTCTCAGATATAACAATGATGTAATAAAAAATTTTGGTATACTAGAGATTGATTGCAATACAGGGTTATTAGGTACGCCGAAAAGAAAGAATACTTTGCTATCTGTTGATTTAATTTTTGAGCCAGCGGCAAGGTTAAACCAGTTAGCAATACTACATAGCGAAACAAGTCAATATCTAAACGCTGGGTTTAAAATAATGGGTGTTTCTCATAATGGGATTATATCTGGAGCAAAGTGCGGAACAATGACTACAACGATAGACTTATTTATAGGAACAGGAGCGTTTCAAGATGTATAAGGGGGTTTTATGTATACATTAACACCAACAGAGCCAGATGAAGCTACTTTAGTGGAACAGCAAGAGTATTCTACTTCGGCAAGTATAAATTGCCATAGGGTTGGAAAAATAACAGCTTTTCACAAAGAAGATTTGACTTGCGATGTTCAACTATTAGAACTCCTACCAACTACGACTGGTGGTTATCTTAACTACGCTCAATTATTACAGTTGCCTTTGATAATAGAGGGAACTGATACATCTTGGTTGACTTGGGGAAATGTTGTTGGAAGTGAGTGTTTAGTACATTTTAACGACAGAGATATAGATAACTGGTTTAAAACAGGAGAAGAGTATGAACCAAACACTATAAGGGTTCATAATATGTCTGACGGATTTGTTACACTCAGACCAAGAAATAAATTAAAAGTGTTTAATTATGATGAAGAAGCGGTAGTGTTAAAAAATTCTAATTCAACTGTTAGAATGACAGAAAATACTATTCAAATCACGAATGGGAACTTGAACTTTAAGATAGAAAATAATACACTAACGGTAACAGGGAATGTCGTAGTGAATGGAGATATAACCGCAACTGGAACGATAACAGGGCAGACAGATGTTATTGCAAGCGGTATCAGTGGAAAATCTCATACTCATAGTGGCGTTCAAACTGGTAGTGGAAACACAGGAGCGCCACAATGAGAGTTAGAGCAATAGATACAGACAATGACTGGATTTTTGGTAGAGGATTACAAGATTATAAAATAGATGGAAGGGCTGTCGCTCAAAACGTTAAGACTCGACTTCAATCTTTTTATGGAGATTGTTTTTTTGATGAAGAATCTGGAATTGATTGGTTTAATTTACTTGGATATGGAACTCAAGAATTATTAGAGATTGCAATAAAACAGACAATTCTTGAAACAGAAGGAGTTTCTGCTATAAAAGATATAAATATTTCTTTTGATAGAGAAAGAAGGAATATATGGATAAAATATGATTTACAAACCATTTACTCTGAATCATATATAGAAGAGCTTACGATTTGACAGATTAAATTTTTAGGATATTCTAACAGAAGAGGTTACCGATGGCAGAAAATTACATAGATAAAGATGGTTTACACACCCAAACAATAACAGAAATCAAAGATGAGTTGGTTGCTGGTTATAAAAGTATATATGGAGATGATATTTCGGTTGATTCGGACACTCCTGACGGACAAAGAATTAACATTGAAGCTCAAGCAAAAGCTGACTTGTTAGATTATTCCAAACAGATATACAATTGCTTTGATGTTGATACGGTAATCGGGGACGCTCAAGATAGACTTTATAAGATAAACAACATATTTAGGCAAAATGCGGACTATACTTATGTCCACGTTGATGTAACCTTTGACAGACCAGTAAATTTACAAGGTTTAGATGATGATGTAAACAATCCAAATGGTTCGGGATATACAATCGCAGATGAAATCGGTACAAACTTTATACTGGTTAATTCGGTTGCTCTAACATCTGGGGTATATCCAGCCACAGTAGAACTCGACTTCAGAGCTGAAAAATTAGGTGCTGTTGATGTTGCTCAAAATACACTAAATAAAATGGTAACCGTTGTAGCTGGTATAAGTAGCGTA